AAATGGGCTCCCGCGCATCTTCCTAAAGCAGAATTTTGTGAGCTGTATGAATGGTTCTTTGATGAGAGAAAAAAGATTAGTAAGAAAGATCCCAAGAACTATGTGTATAAGATTATTCTTAACTCAACTTATGGTTTGAGTAATGATGAGAATAGTTTCTTGTATGATCCGGAGTTTACTATGAGAATTACCATCAATGGTCAGCTGAGTCTAATGATGCTGTATGAGATGATTTGTGAAGAGATTCCGGATGTTATGCCGTTGATGCAGAATACAGATGGTTTGGAAACTCTTATACCAAGAAAGTACTATGATAGGTATATGGAAATTTGTGAGAGATGGGAAAAGCTAACACAGCTTAAATTAGAGCATGGTACTTATCAGAAACTAGTACTGGGAGATGTAAATAACTATATTGCTATCAATGAATTGTCTGAAGTTCCTAAAGATGTTTATGATAAACTTAAAAAGGATCAACCTTATGATGTATTTAAAGAAAGAGATGGTAAGTTTTATTATGCTAATGTAAAAGCAAAAGGTAGATTTGAGTTTAACAATCTAGCTCTGCATAAAAACAGATCATTTTTGATCATTCCTAAAGCAATTTATCATCACTTTGTCTTTGGTATTGAACCAGAAGATTATATGAAAATTAATCAAGAGATATTTGATTATTGTGGAGGAGTAAAGATCAAAGGTAATTGGAAGTTTGTAGAGCATCATGTTGAAATGGGATCTTATGTAAAAGATGAACTTCAACATACCATCAGATATTATGTATCTAAAGGTGGTAGTAAAATTATCAAAACCAATCTTTCTGATAACAGAGAGATACAGGTTGAGGCGGGCCCATGGATGCAGACTGTATTCATAAACTATGTAGAAAAACCTTTTGAGGAATATGTAATCAACAGAGATTTCTATTTACAAAAGATTAAGAAAGAGATCCAGTCTCTTGAACAAGTTACAAATCAATTAAGTTTATTCTAATGCCAAAGAAAATACAAGAATGTACAATGGCGCACCTGGTTGGTGTGCCTTTACCACAACATGCTGCTACTTATACAGTAATCAGCCACCAATTTGTTATTGATTATTCCAAACAGCAATTAACTGCTGCTGGATTTGTTATTGTAGATGAAGAGTACAGATGTACTGCTGACGGGCAAATTGCTCAAGGAGTTTATAGATTGAATTATAATCTAGACCCTGAATTATACATGATGTTTGCTTGGACAAACAGTTACAACAAACAGGTTAAGTTTAAATGTTTGATTGGAGGTTATATTACATCTACAGAAACTGTAATGACATCCGGTGAAATTGGAACATGGACCAGAAAGCACACTGGAACTGCAGATGCGGAGACTAAAGCAACTATTGATGACCAGATTGCTAATGCACATATGTATTACTCACAATTGGTTTCTGATAAAGCTTTCATGGAAACAATAACAATGACAAGAAGAAAACAAGCTCAGATGCTAGGTATTCTTTTTGCAGAGTATGGTATCCTAACTACAGAGCAAGCTAGTATCATCCGTTCTCAAATGGATAGACCAAGTCATGTTTACAAAAACACTGATAGTCTATGGGCTTTCTATAACTATGTGACTATTGCTCTTCAGATTTCACATCCTAGAACATGGATTGAAGACCAACGCGTGCTTCACTATTTCTTGGATACTGTGAATAAGTTTCCAAAAGCTGGAGTAGCTGTTGTTCCTACAGTAGAAGCAGTAGAGGAACCGGAATTTACGGATCCTAATCAAATAAACTTATTAGATCAAATTGCTGAAATTGAAGCAATTGAAGCTGTTGAAACTTTAATAGAAAATTCTGAATCAAATAAAGAAGATGAAGAAGAGCTTGTTTGTCCTGAACCAAGTACAGTAATTGAAGAGCCAGAAGTAGAAAGTGAATTTGCTGCTGAAGACAATATTGAAGATACAGTTATCTATACTGATCCTGCAGGAAATACTTTTGAAGCTCCTATAGTTGAAGCTATAGAAGAACCTAAAGTTGAAAGATTATCATTAGATGATATTCTGATCAGAATACCTAATGAAGAAAAAGCTAAAGAAGAAGCAAGTACTGTTGACATTTTTGATGAACCAGACTTATCTTTAGATTTAGATGAAGAAGAGGAAGAGAGTGATTCAATTCCGGATTTCTTCTAGTTACTTGTTTGTGGTTATTCAAGTAATTGTTATCATCAGGAGTAGTTTCGGCTACTCCTTTTTTTTATATTTGCATTTTAGAAAATCTCATGAGAATTTTAGTGTTCATAGTCTTGCTGACCTCTTGTGCTGCTACCGGTAGTGTGAGACAACAAGATATTAGTTATAAGACTAAAAAAATGAAAAAAGCAGACACCAAAATGTGGAAAAAAGTCCATAGGTCTAGAAAATTCAACAAGTAAATCAAATATATTATGAATGAAGAACAAATCAGACAGCAAATTGCTGAGTATAAAAGCGTGCTAACAGGAAATATTTTCCAAGATGGTGAGGTTATGCAAAAAATTTATGAACTTAAAAAACAACTTAATCCTAGAATTGAACTTCACCCAGAGGAAGATGATGATGAAGGATGCCTTAATTGCGGAAGTTAAATGGAAAAAGAAGTAAGCCCTGAAGATACAATAAGAGTAGTAAGAATAGCTTTAAAATGTGCAGATGCATTAGTAGATTTTGATGTTATCAATGATCTTGTAGAAGATAAAAAAGCTAAGTATATGAAACATGAATTGAAAAAACCATTTCAATATTCAGGTTATACAATTGAATTATTTAGCTCAGAATTTCTTAAGAAATTTGTACAAGCAGATGAAAACATACAAATGAGATTGCAACAAATCTTTAGAGACTTTTCTTTAAAGATTAAGTTCATGAATGATGAAATGACTGCATTGGTATTATACTATGCAAAGTTAAAGTCAATCATTGATGATATTAACGGACTCAAATATAATGATCCATATATTGGATATTTATTAAAAATGTGTGTAGAATTTACAGATAGGGTTGCAGCTAAATACAGTACAGTATTGAAGCGCACTGATCAAGAAGGAAATGGTGTTCAAGATATCATAGATGGATTAAACAAATTAGGAACAACAATAATGTATTAATTATGAAAAAACAATTAGATAGTGTGGAGCACTTCCACATCACATTCAAACAAGAAAATGGTGTTGAACCAAGATTATTGGAAACACATGAATGGCACTTAAGACACAAGCTTATGGCTGAAGAAAATGATGAGTACTTTGATGCTTGTGATAAAGGAGACTTGGTAGAAGTAGCGGATGCTCTTGGAGATCAGTTATATATCTTATGTGGTACAATACTTAAACATGGTATGCAACATGTTATTGAGAAAGTATTTGATGAGATACATGCTAGTAATATGAGCAAAGTAGGAGAAGATGGACAGGCTGTTATTAGAGAAGATGGTAAAATCTTAAAAGGAAAATCTTACCATCCCCCTAGATTAGAACCTATTATTTATAATAATCATAATCTTTGAATTAATTTATATCCTTTACAATGACCTTTTGCATGTAAATTAGATGCATATAATTTGTTGTTTCTACAAAACGCATTCAGATTTGTAATTGTAAATTGTTCACCAAATGGATTTTCTAAAAGCCATGTTTTTACACTTTTAGCAATTGATTTTTCTTTGTGTAATTGCATGGCTTTTGTATCTTTTTTTATTTCAAGCCAATTATTTTTATTACTATTTGAATTTTTTTGTTTTACTTCATCAGACCATGTGTTACCATGATTCCAATGTAGTGAACCTTTTCTATTTAGTGACATTAATATTTTTTGATCATTTGTAAATTTTGATTTACCTAAATTGGATTTGCTAATTTTATTTCTTGTCTCAGTAGATACGGGTTTACCTGTTTTAGGATGTATGTCATATCTTATAGCTTTTGATATACATTTATTTAACCAGACATTTGAATTTTTTAAAACTTTTAATCTTCTTAAAACTGTTTCTTCCCAAGAAATAGCTTCAGTTTTAGTTTTGAAAGTTTTTCTTATTTCAAAAATAAATGATTCTTTTCCATAGTCTTGAATTAATTTTTTTACTATTTTGCTTGAAGTAAAATATTTGATCCATAAATCCTGAGAAGGGGGGAGCTTATTACCCCATCTAACACCATAATAAAACTTATTATTAATGGTGCATTTTATTAAATAAGTATAACACATAAAACAAATATATGAAAAATTTTTATAAAATCTTAAAAGGTCCTCAATATTTTAAACCAAATTTACAACAGTTTTTATGAAAGCAAAATGGAACGGAACATCAGTTTTTGTTACCATGGTTTCTTCAGACTGTAGTTATGCAATAGTAACAAAAAACAAAGACAAAGTTTCTGGTCAATTTAAAGTTGATTTAGTAAACTTATCAGGTTTAAACACCAATGACATACTTAAACTACAGAAGTTTAAATATGAAAACACATGTAATGCAGATATTTAGAAACGGGAGAGCTTAGGCTCTCCCTTTTTTTTCTCCTCAACTCTTATCTTACTCTACCAGCACCTTTAGATAAGTTTTTCAATACAGATTCAGGATCTCCTGTACCAGCTGTGAAACCAACTGCAGAAAATAATCTTTTCCATATTTTCAACTCACCTTTTTGTTGCCACCAGTATGGTCCAGTTTCTTTTTTGAATCTTGCTGCTTCATTGAATGTTAATACATTTAATACATCACCTAAAATTTCAGTGTATAATAAAAGTGTATTTCCAAATGCAGTAGTTGTAGATGTAAGCATTTTAGCATAATCATCTGCTCCTAAGTTTAAACCAAATACTTTTGGAAGTGGAACAAAAGCTCCTGTTTCAGCTTGTAACCCTAATAATAATAAGAGAGCATGATTGGCAAGGAATCCGTAAGTGTTATACTCATCAGTACCAAAAGCACCAGATCTAGCTTTTACTTTTTTCCATTTATCATCATCATCATCTTTGTATCCAAATAACATAGAAGCAAGTAATGAAGTAAATACAATCATCATTCCTTCTGCTGCAAATCTTCTAAAGTCTGATTTTTCTTGATCAGTCATATACTGATAGTTAGCTCCTTTAGATTTTAATATTCCCCACATTGTTTGGAATGCAGATATATAAAAACCTTTTGTTGTTTTACCAAGAGCCCAATCATATCTGTCACCACCAAAGTTTTCTTTAGAAACATCCATACCAAAACGGTTAGCAAACATTGGTGTAAACCATTTTCTCATGAAGAAGAACATACGGTACATGATATACTTGTTACCCTCTGGTTGACCAAACTTATCATAAACCCCAAATAGTCTTCTTGAAGTTCCTTGCAGTTTGTTTTTGAAAAGTTTAAAGTTTTCAGATTTAGCAATTACAAGTTCTTGACCATCTTCAAGCTGTTCAACAACTTTGATATGATTTTTTGCTTGTAATTCCTTTAGAGTGATTCCGTATCTATCAGCAATGTCTTGTAAGCTTTCACCTTTAGTATAGGTGTGATATATGGATTTGTAATCCCAACCCGGATGAATACCTTTTCTTAACTGAAGTATACCTTCTGCATCTTTTTCCCATGCATCAGCATATCTAATAAGAGTAGATTTACCATCCGCTCCAACCATATCTATTTTTTGACCATGTAAGAAGCTGCCAAATAATTTCATAGCAACTTCCATCTCACCAAACTTACGGTGCATAAACATCCACTCACCATTAACCAAGTCTTTGTATAAACTTCTGGTAATAGATTTACCAAACTCATCTTCCATTTTGAACACTGGATCAAATACTTGTACAAGTTGTGTACTCACTGCTCCAGGACCAATCTGATAGATTCCTTTTGTAGTCCACTCTAACATAGCTTTAGTAGCCCAAGGTGTTGCAAGTGCAATATCTTTTAATGTTATAAATTCACCACCTGCTCCTTCAATAAGAGTTTGGATATAACCAGAATACTTATTCTTTAAATCTGAAGGAATGTTAAGTCTTAATGCAGATCCACTTGATAACTTAGTAAGTGTGTTTAACCACTTACCTAATCTTGGGTAGTTTTCTTCAAGACCAATTACATTAACCCCATAGTATTCTCTTTCTATCAAAGATCTTACTTGACCAAGTCTATTGTTAGTAGCTCCCTTTTTGTTTATGTTTTGTAATTTGTTTCTTACATTAAACTGACCTTTAGAGAACTTCTCTAAATTCTTTGGTTGGTTAGCTGGATCTTCTAAGGTAGAAAGTAAACTTTGCACCAATGGTAATGATTCATTCAGCTTCCCTTGTGTTTGCAAAGAAAGAGCATACTTAAACATACTTTGTATGATGTCAGCATCTGTTTCTTTTATGTCTAAGTTATAAAGACCTGTTACAGGAATGTATGAAACTTCATCCCCTCTCAAGTCTGTATTAACTAAGTTATTTTCTGGATTGTAGTTCAAGTCATTTTCAAAGTCAACTATAGAAGTACCAAACTGTTGTTTCAACATTGATTTAATACTGCCCCAAGCTTCTTTATATCTTTCACCATAAGTACCTCTATGCAAAGCTTGGTAGATATCTCCTTTGCTTATTGCAAATCTTGGAACATCTAGATATAATTTACCAAATGTACTTTGACCTTTTTGCATTTCAAGGTGATGTTCTTTCATTGCTTCCAGTAACTGATACTCTGCAGAATTAGATGCTTTTAAAGCAGCATATCTTTTATCCATGAATTTGTCATCCTTTGCAGAATTTTTTACACCAGGTTGAAATGTTCTTGGTAAGAAGTTACCTTTATTATCTATGTATTTACCTACATAGTTTTCTCTTACTTCTCCTCTTGGAATAGTTCTATACTTATTCTTTACTTCTAATCTTGAATGTCTTGAACCTGGAACACCAAAGATTTCTATTTTTTCTCCTGTTTCTGTATCTGTGATATATGTTTTAACAAAATGATCAGGTTCAGTTGGTTTAGTAAATGAATTAGCTGCTGTTCTTTGGTAAACATTGATCCAATCTTTTTCAGTTTTATCATATCTTGTATTTTTAACATGGTTTAAATTAAACCAGTCTGCTAAATTTTGATCTTTTTCAAGAAGCTCATCAAAAGTTACAGAATTAATAAAATCATCTACAGTATCTTCATTTACTTCTGTAATGTTATACTTAGATAAGTACATGTTTATTGCATCCAAGTAATACTCAGTAGGTACTTTATTTGACATGTCTCTTAACTCACCAAATAACAAATCTAGTTCAGCCATTAATTTAGGATCAATACCTGAATCTTTTTGCTTTTGCAATAATAATGCATAGTCTTTTGCATCTTCTGGTGAAAGAGCTTTTCTTTTAGCTTTG